CACAGACGTGTGAACGTTGTCTAGGGCGAACTGCCCTAGTGTGTAGAGCGCTAGTATTGTCCTTTGCAGGATGAGCACTATATCTATCCACTATAAAGGGGATGAAATACAGACTGAAGGCTAATTGCAGCTTTCCGTTTGGAGGGAATCTCCAACAGAAACCGTCAAGGGTCTTCCTAAGAATACCTTTGTCTTAATCTATATGGAACTAACTAAGACGACACCCAATAAGGAGTACATCAAAGAGCTTAAGGCTCTAAGAAAGAAATTTCAAATAGACGATAAAAAACAAGTCTTTTCGAAAACACCCAAAAATAAAGTGCCTTCTAAAGAAGGATCCAGTAAGGTTAAACAGATTCGGTCCATTAAAGGGGCTCTTCCTGAAGAGTATACTAAAGACTCTTCCCGATTCCTCCGAACGACTGAAATGGTTTTACACTGAATGTATCCCAAGTTTAAACTTGAGGAATACAGGACTTTTGTTGTGACAGTTATACTGTTATACAATTCATTAGTTAAACATCATGGAATTACTGAGGGAACCAAGAGATACAAAACATTGTATACTTACGTATACAACCTTGTTGAGAATCTCAACCCTGAAAATCCAGGTTGAGTCTCGACAGAAAAGATCTCAAAAGTTCCTTCGGCATTAAAGGCTCTAGAGCCCTTAATACAAGAGGTAAGAGTATCAGGAGGGATTAAGGCTTATCAAGGCCTACAAACCATCTTTGCTATACCACGTCTCAGTCAAGAATTGCCAGAACTGGATTTGAAATCAGTTGTGGATCCGATGCCCTTACTTAAGGCTTCAGACTTTCAAGTCTTTTCAAAGGAATTCAAGGAATTCTGTTATAAGAATTCCAGACTTCCTCGCTCCAATCAGTTAACCTGAATGGTCAATACGTCTATACGTATGACATCAGGACCTAATGGTAGTCCTACTTTAAAGTATTCAGCGGAGGAAGCTAAGTTACTTGCTTCCACACCGCATTTGTTTAAGCCCTTTTCTACACTCTGCGAAAGAACACAAAATGAAGATTTACTAGGTTACGTTACTAGTTTGTCGAAATTACCAACAAAGATAGAAAACATTTACCTAGGTAAACTGGGATTAGTTCCTGATTCTATGAATAAACATAGACTCATTGCTATGGTCGACTATTGAACAAACCTCATATTGACACCTTTAGAGGGTCAATTGAAGGAGATCTTGCGTACGCATTATCCTCAAGATTATTTATATAATCATGAGTTGGGTGCAAGAGTCGTGCAAGAAAAGTCTAAGGGTTCGAAAATATGGTCCTTTGATTTAAAGGATTTCACAAATCGACTTCCTGCAACTCTTCAACAACAGGTGTTATCTGTTATAACAGATCCTGCTATTGCAGACTCATGACATAAGTTACTCTGTCACAGGGATTATTGAGTCCCTGCAATAAGTTCTTATGTAAAGTATTCTGTCGGTCAACCGATGGGGTCGCGCAGTTCATTCGTACTGGCCTCCCTGACACATCACGTTCTTATCCAACACGCTTACTTTAAAGCATTTGGTAGCTTGGAAGGAGTTAAGGACTCGTATGTCATCATCGGAGACGATATTTCTATCTTCTCTGAGCCTCTATCTAAAGAGGTGCTCAAGATTTATGAGCGCATAGACGTACAAGTTTCCACCTCTAAAACCAAAGTACCTGAACCCGGTTTAAATTGAGCCGAGTTTTGCTCGCGAGTATTTGTGAATGGAATAGAACTTTCACGTGTGAGCCCTAACGTACTCTTAGCAGCTTCTAAAAGCTGAGAAGAAGTACCACTCCTAATCTCCGAGTTATTACGGAGAGGAGTCTCAATACCTAGCGATCAACTACCTCTGTTACCTATCCTTCAGAAGAAGGACAGAAAACAAATACCATACTTGCAACATCTAAAAGACGTTCTTGTATCGAACACATTTGGCTTCGAGACAATGCATCAGTTAGGGACTGAAATAGAAGGCCCAAATAATTGGGAAATTCTAGGAGTCCGTTCCGAGGAAGTCGTTATGATTTCAATGAACTATCTGATATCTAAGTCATTGCTCGTTGTTCAAGCAGCCCTCGAAGAAGCCCTGGGTAGGAAACTACCCGGAGACTACTACAACTTGGTGCTACTATGTTGTCCTAAAACAGGAGAATATAGAGAATGTCGACCTTTTGAGGTCTTCACGCACAAAGAGAAGGGGTTGGATGGTGTAGAAATAACACCTCTGTCTGTTATGAGTTACGCTACGGATCCCTTGTTCAAGGTGGCTGGTTGGGAGTTCGACATACCCCATCCTGCATCAATAGCAGCAGTGGCCCAGGTTCAATCTCTTCTTAAATTCTTAATGAAGGGAGTCCCCGGTTTTAATTACGAGGGCGCCGAAGCAATAGAAATCTTGAAGAAATTTACTAGAGAAGTAGGACTTTCAGTCTCAGCTGTTCTCCCAAAGGAGGCAGCAAAGTTAATGAAGAGAGATTCATCGCAAGATGAATATCTCCGCCATCAAGCTTTTATGGCTAGAACGATCTTAAGATCGTACCAAGCTATGAAACAAACTGGTTCTGGATATCTGGTTTTCCCCGATATACAGTGTGAGTTTAGATTACCTAGATGTACCGGTAAACTTGAAAACCTACTTGTGAGGCGTTTGCCGCAAGGAAACGAGGAAAGAGAGAAAGATTTTTATTCTCTCTTTTGTCAGGTTGTCGGTCCACCAGATCAAGAAGAAGGTTCCGCATAGGAACTGTTTGGGACAGGAGTAGCAGAATTTGGCTATAATCCTGGTACTACGACGTCGTTTTCGACTCACGAGGGTTAACCCCCGAAAAGTCGGCCACGGTTTAACCCTAGACTGTC